GAACTTAGTTCCCAAGTCTAGGTCTTAGACCAGATAACCAGAGAAAACTGTAAATCTGATTTGCTAAGAGCACTGTCACTAGTAAAGTGCAGAGATAACTGTAAATTCGTGTTCAATTAGCCGTACCTAATTGGTGATGATAACACTAAATCCAGATGCTCAGCTCTGACCGAAAACCTATCTAGGTATCGATGAATCTGGGCGGAGTAGTGACCGGTTATGCACTACCGTTTCGTATAATGTTAAATACGACAATGAGAAGAACATTGTAAATAAAATCACTTAACTGATTGTGTGAATAAGTTAGCCAGAACGAAAACAATCAGCGTTGATAGCGTACTATACGAGGAGGAATTTTGATGAAAGACATTAAAACTTATGATGTACAAGGCGAATGTTTCGAGGATTCGCTCTTTCAGAACTCTTCTTTTGTCATCCAACCTTACAGAAGGAAGTATCTGTCTGGTTACATGTCTCGAATGTCTCGAGATGATACTTCACAGCTTTGGGATGATAATGTAGCTAGTGTCTTAGAGGAGCAAGGATTTAGGATTGAGGATTCTCCAAGGTCGGAGTACTCAGTTAATAAACTATATCAGGCACTGCAAAAGTATTCGCCAGAGTTAGCGCCTAAGGTCCAAATGGACAATAAAGCTGTTGTTCACGGCGTTAAATTAGCGTATTCTTGTTTTGCTAAACCAAAGGACCAATTATCTTTGGAAGCTTTACCACTTACTCCAAGGTCAGTGTTGTCAATCACTTCGAACCGCAGTGGTAGTGCTGGTCTTACTGCCTGGGGTCAGACTAAGGCAGAATCATATGTTAGGGCATATGAGAGGTCAGTACAACAAATCAAGGGTGTAAAGAAGCCCGACCCTTGTGTTGCTTTTAAGCGTACTCAGTTTAATGGCAAGACTAGATTAGTATGGGGTTATCCTTATGCTATGACAGCTATTGAGGGACTATTTGCACGACCATTAATTGACAAATTCAAGCAGAGGATTACACCAATGACGTTTGCGAAATCTACGCTTCAAATAGGAGCGGAGCTAAGATGCCAATCCTATGTGAATGAGTGGGCGTATTCTACAGATGTTAGTTCATTCGATTCAGCCTTATCGGGTGATTTAATCCGTGTAGCCTTCAACATCCTGAAAACTTGGTTTGATTTATCAGCTATTGAACCTACCACACAGGCACCATATTCTCTGGCTTGGGATATGGTTGTGGATTATTTTATCCACACGCCAATAGTCATGCCAAATGGCTATGTGTATTTTGGTAAGAGGCACGGAGTACCTTCGGGTTCCTACTTTACTCAGCTTATCGATTCGATTTGCAATGTCATAATTTGTGGTGCTATATCATATCATTTTAACCTAAATGTTGACAAGGGCAGCATTAACGTTTTAGGTGATGATTTGTTATTCTGGTCCAATCGTGATGTGGACCTAGAGGACATCGCATCTTATGGTAGTAAGCTTTTTGGTATTACACTCAATGCCAACAAGTCTAGAAAATTCCGTAGTGGTAGTATGGTTCACTACCTTGGGCGCGACTGGTATGACGGCGTGCCGACTCTTGATGAATCAGAGATTCTTAAACGTATGGCACAACCTGAAACTTTCAGGAAGTACGAGGGTGACCCTGCCGCTCGTCAACGACAAGTGCATTTATTATTGCTTTCATACGCTGCTGTGTATTATCACGGGTCTGAGATTCTCGACTCTTTGCAGAAGGGCAAGCACATGTTTAATGTTGGGCCAAAGGATATGGAATCAGTATGGATAGGTACCGATTCGAAAGTTGAACTTCCCGATGAGTTCACTTCAGGGCTTGTGAGATACTTGAGAAAGTACCACAGGACGCACAAGGATACGGCACCAGTTGCTATTCAATTTATGAAATAACTCCGTACGGCAACAAGGTTACCAAGGTGAAGTGCGCACCTTGTTG